TAGGGTATAATTATACTATTGGTTGTAATATACCTTGGACTAAAGTAGATGCTACAGTTATACTTGATGGTAACGTAATACATCGCTGGGCAGGTGATCCTAATCTGATTTCTTGTCCAGCTTTTTTTACAGCCAAAGCATGGCGAATTACTGATGAAGTTAGATTTAAGAATTATATACTAGAGAATAATTTGTTTATTGATATGATGCCAGATGTTTCTGAATTCTTTTCAGCTGGCCATGTTGCTGCACAAATTATGTGTGAGAATGATTTTACGGAACTTGATATATTTGGGGTTGACTCAATGTTTAAAGATACCGTTGAGAGTTTTACTAATACGTTGATTTATGATCATAATCCTGATTCAGAAAAACAACGTATAGTAAATTGGAGAAAGAATTGGGATAAGTTGCAGAGCGACTATCCTGATGTATCTTTCAATTTTGTTAAAGTCTAAGCTGGATGCAAGCCCATCTATACCAAATTGTATAGAAACTGGATTGCTTAAGGATGACGAAGCAGTTAATTTAACTTAGGAAACTAATATGAAAACACTTATCGCATTGATTGTAACTACGTTTGCTTTGACTTCTTTTGCTGCAGAGCCAGCGAAGAAAGAAGAAAAGAAACCTGTGGTTGCTGAAAAGAAATCTGCTGAAAAGAAAGCACCTTCTGATCACAAACCTACAGCCAAAAAAGTAGAGAAAAAAGAAGAAGCAAAGAAATAACAATTCCTAAATAATTGTACACGTGGGTTGGTGGAACCCAATAAAACCACCATTTCACACACAACACAAAGGAGTATTATTATGTCAAATATGACACCATTCGAAATCCGTCTTGAACTACTAAAAATGGCAAAAGACATGTTAAATGATGATTATTATGGTAAGCGTGAAGTAATTAGCAATAGCTGGCATGCCAAGTTAGAAATTGCTAAAATCAATGGTGGAGAGTTACCTGAACATCCAGGATTCCCAACTTATCCATCTGAAACAGAAATCATTGCTAAGGCTCAGACCCTAAATGGTTTTGTTTCAAATATCCCACTAGATACAAAGACTACTAGCAAAAAGTCCACCTGATAGGGATTGATAGAGAGCATTTTGCTCTCTTTCTTTTTTAACAAGGAGATACTATGCGTATATACCGTATATACATACCAATAATATTATTATTCTTAAGCGTTATATTATTAACAAAAAATGCATTTTCTGATGCTGTACTACTTGATGTAAGTTATAACCAACTAACTAAAGAAACTCAAAAACAAATTGACTGTCTTGCCGAAAATATTTACCATGAAGCTGGATTTGAATCCAGACAAGGTAAGGAAGCAGTTGCTCTTGTTACACTCAATAGGACACAGGATCCTAGATTCCCAAAAGATATATGTGGGGTTGTTAAACAGAAAACAACTTCAGTTTGCCAGTTCTCATGGTTTTGTCAAACTACATCTATAAGAAATAAAGATGTTTATGAGGATGCCAAAGATGTAGCAGTTTATGTCTATGCTAATTATGAAAATTTAAAAGACATTACAAAAGGTGCATTATACTATCATGCAGATTATGTAAATCCAAGATGGAAACTCGAAAAGACTACCGTAATAGGTAGACATATTTTTTATAAAGAAAGTGGAAAATACTATGATGTCAAAAATGAATCTGCAACTGAAGGAAGAACAGTCAAAACATTCTTTTATGTTACTGATGGAGGAGATTACACTAACCAGCGTTAAGACTGCTGTTGAGTGGATTTTTGAAGCAAACTTTTCTGAAGAACCACCCGAATTACTTAATTTAATTATTACAAGTCCAGGTGGTGATCTTAATGCAGCATTTGCATTAATTGATACTATGAAAGGTTCTGCGATTCCAGTTAGAACTATTGGTCTTGGCCAAGTTGCATCTGCTGGACTTATGATTTTTATTGCTGGCGCAAAAGGACATCGTCTACTTACTCCAAATACTTCTATTCTGAGTCATCAATACTCATGGGGCGCATTTGGTAAAGAACATGAGTTATTTGCCCAAGTTAAAGAATTTGATTTAACCACTAAGAAAATGATTGCACATTATAAAAAATGCACTGGTTTATCTGAAGCGAAAATACGTGAGGTATTATTGCCACCTCAAGATATTTGGTTAAGCGCAATCGAAGCAAAAAAACTAGGACTATGCGATGACATTAAAGACCTTACTTAATTATTGCAAATACTCTGGTGTATGGATTAGTATTGCACTAAATCCATTTCACTGGAGATTATCTTTTGAATCTCAAAAACCAAACGATATGGACCCAAAAAGGTATTCTGTAGGTATTACTATTGGTCCAATATGTACCAGAATAGTATTGGATGATGGAACATGGTAAATTTTAAGGAACTTATGATTACAAATGACAAAGTGTTTATTTTATCAATTTTACTTGCAGTTCTTGCATTAATTGGTAGTTATAGTTTTAATAAAAATGCAGAATTAAAATCAATGGAACGAAATATTGAGTCTGCAATTGTAAAGGGAATTGACCCTCTTGCAGTTCGTTGCGCTTACGGTGATTCCAGCTGGATTTGCATGCAATACGCTTCAGGACACGGGAAAGAGTCAAATAATTCTAAAAAATAGTCAAATATCGCTTTACTTTAATTAAAAAGTAGGGTATAATATATACTGTGAACAACTATTTTGATGACCATATTATGCAAATGATTTTTACATCACCTGGAAAGTCTAAGAAGAAGAAACCCAACGCAAAACAACGTGAGTTGAGAGAGAGTTGGGAACAGATGTTAAAGAAGTATGCCACAAAGAATGTTGCTCCTAAACAGCAACAACTCAGTGAAGTATACTCACTTGGAAAACCTGCTTGTCGTGAGACACCTAAGATTCCGAGTCTTCCATTTACTGGTGGTCCATGCGCTAAAAAAGAATCACCAGTTTACACAGGGACTATGATCAAGGGTATTGGCACAATGCATAAATCAAATGCAGTTCCAGTATTCAGTGATCAAGAAGCAAAAGATATTGCAACAATGCGCAGATAAACTTGACTTTTATGATAAACTAAGGTATAATTATATAATGGATTACAAAATCAAACGACAAGAACTTCTAATTCAGAAGATGAAGTTAGATAAGTTCTTTACGATGTATTTGGATAAATTTGACAAACAATTGGATCCTGAACGAACAGATACTCCTATTTGGAAACTGTTTAAACAAAAATCTAATGACTACACTAAATTATGTCAAGATATCCGTAACACAGAATATTGGATTAAGAAAAATGTTTAAATCCTCAAACGACTTCTCAATGCATATTGAGCAAATTGTTCGTGATAAAAAGATATCTTATATGGAAGCAGTCCTTCAATATTGTAAAGAAAACTTTATTGAACCACAAGATGTCGCGAAACTTGTGAACAAATCTCTTAAGGATAAACTTGAGGTTAATTTTCAAGATGAGAACTATTTACCCAAAAGAGCGAAACTGGATGTGTGATGGATGGCTTTAAAGCGTATCGTTACTACCTTGCATTAAAATTACATTTCACCTCTGAAAAATTTAACGTCTTCGAAAATCGAGGAAATGTTAAAGGTTCACGTGAAGCATTTAATGCTAGGAATGACAGATATATATTTGAGAAGTTAGCAAGAAAGTTCGGAAACGATCGCGATATCATTCAGTTCTTTGTTGCAAATTTTGCTTATGGTAATGAGTCAGCAATTTATGCAGGACAAGAATCTGATGATAATTTAGCTGAGTGGGCTAAAAGAAAACAAAGCATTACTAAGATTTTTATTGATGATTTAGCGTCTTTACTGACATATGTTGAGATAAATAAGTTACCAACTTCTAGTATATTTGATTTTAATTTTAACGAATATCCAGCTGCATTAAAGTTATTTCTTGGTGGTAAGATTTCGATTGAAACTCTTGTAATTGTAAATGAACTTGATCATATTGTTGAACACTGGCTTGATAATTCTACTGTTCAAAATATATGGAGTAATGAATTATTACGAATAAAGAAGTTGATTGGTTTCGTTAAATACGATAAAGATAAACTACGTAAAATATTTACACACTTTGTTGAAGAGTTAGATTAAAATGGGTCGCACTTATTATAAATCATCAAAGAATTTTGATGATGGGAATTCTAGTGGTAGTTCGGGGAAACCTGCTAGACATGCTAATGGTCGAAAGACTGGTGGTATGAGAACTATAAATAACTATGTTGAAGAAGATTATGATTTAAACAATGATTCATTTGATGATGAAGTTGAACTAGATGATGAGATTCAGATACAACATACTAAAAATAAACCGTAATATTAATACAAAGGAAATACGATGGACATTCAAACACTCCGCAAAATGCGCAATCAAGACTTCGGTAAAATTACTGAGCAGTTCGACAAGATTGCAAATCCCCAGTCAGGCGAAAAGAAGTCTTATGAAGACAATCGCTTTTGGCGTCTAGAAGGTGATAAGGCTGGCAATGGTACAGCTACTCTCCGATTCCTACCACGTGTAGAAGGTGATGAACTCCCATGGGTTCGCATGTTCAACCACGGATTCCAAGGTCCAACTGGAAAATGGTATATCGAAAACTCCCTAACAACTCTTGGTGAAAACGATCCAGTCGGTGAGTTAAACACTATGCTTTGGAACTCAGGTTCTGATGCTAACAAAGAGATCGCTCGTAAACAAAAGCGTAAGTTGTCTTTTACTGCCAACGTACTCATTGTGTCTGACCCAAAGCACCCTGAGA